CCTGCGGGCCGAGCATCGCGGCTTCGGTCGCTACTTCGTCCTCGATGCCGACGGCAAAGAGGTTGCAGGTCCGATCACAAAGGACGAAGCCGATGCCCGAGTCGCAGCCGCTGCGTAACGGAGAACGGACATGGCGCTGACTGTTGAGGACGGAACTGGCAAGGCTGACGCCGACGCATATGTCAGCGTCGCCTCCTTCAAGGCTTACGCCGATGGGCGTGGGCTTTCCTACGGCAGCACGGCTGACAACGTCCTTGAGCAGAAAATCCGCGAGGCCACCAGCTACATCGACAGCCGCTACCGCTACAAGGGCATGCGCAGCAACGGCTCGCAGTCCTTGGAGTTCCCCCGCCAGTCGCTCGTCGATTGGTCCGGCATGGAAGTCACGGGGCTGCCCAAGCGCGTGAAAGACGCCTGTTGCGAACTGACCCTGCGTGCGATCTCCGAGTCGCTCTACATCGACATGGACCGTGGCGGCAAGGTCAAGTCCGAAACCATCGGTTCGCTCTCGACGACCTACGCCGACGACGCCCCTGTGGGCAAGGTGTGGACAGCCGCAGAGAACCTGCTGATGCCTTACATCCGTGACCCCAAGAAAGGTCAACTCACCGGACCGATGTTCGGTGGTTCGACCGAGGGCTATTTCGGCCTTGGGATGCACGACGCCCCGTCACCACAAGCCAACGTGCAGGAGTGACGAGTGGGAAAGTATGCCGCCAAGAACGCTGCCGCCTACGCGCTGTTGTCGCGCAAGGGTGGCCCTGTGCCCGTCACACGGCGCAGCACGAGCGGCTTTGAGCCTGTGACGCAGCAAGAGTCGAGCAGCACGCAGACCGTTGGGTTTGTTGGCGTGTCATCTGCCGTCAGCAAGAACACGCTGCAGTTCGACCTTGGCAGCTTGCAGTTTTCGTCCGCTCTCCAGTTTGACGTCGGCTTCAACGGCGTCCCCGCCTTCGAACCACGACCCGGCGACACGCTGACTTGGAAGGGCAACGAGTGGACCATCAAGGTCGCTCAGGCGCTTGACCCCGCTGGCGACGGCGCGGTCTTTTACAACTTGGTGGCGGTGCGATGAAGAACGGCAAGCAATTCACAGCCGACCTCGGCGCATGGGCCAAGAAAGCGGGCGACAAGCTCGACGCATTGGCGCGGCAAGCCTGCCAAGAGATTTCCTACAAGGTGGTCTACCAAACGCCCGTTGACACGGGTTTTCTGCGTTCTTCGTGGCAACCCTCCATCGGGTCGCCGAAAAGCGCACAGGGGGCCATTGGTGCCCAAGCAAAGCCCCTCGGTGACGTCGCCCTTGTGTGCGCGGGCGTGAAGGCCGGGGACATTTTCTGGATGACGAACAACGCCCGCTACGCCAAGTTCGTCGAATACGGCACGTCCAAGATGGCGGGCCGCTTCTACGTGACCGACACCACCTCGCAGTGGAACTCGGTCGTGCAGAAGGTAGCGAAGGAGTTGGGCCTGAAATGAGCGCGACAAACGTTCACGCCGACCTTCGCGCAGCCATTCGCCAAGCGCTGCTTGCCGTGCAGAACCTGCCCGTGCAGCAGTGGGAAGGTCGCCAGTTCAACCCGACGGTGGGCGTGCCCTACGTCTCGGAGAGTTTCCGGCCCTTGGCTTCCGAGGTGCGTGCGCTCGGCCCGGGAGGGACGATCGCCCACACGGTGAATGCCAGCTTCACGCTGCATTACCCGGCAAACACGGGAACGCTCGACATCGAGGAGATGGCAGGCGCTCTCTTGGAGAAATTTCGTCCCGGCACATCGCTGGTCTATGGCACGTCGAAGGGCGTCGTGCAGCTAGTCCAGCGTGGTTCCCTTGTGCAGGAGCCGGATTGGATCAACTGCTCGGTCACGCTTTCGGCTGTGGCCTACACGGTGAATTGAATGAAAACGCCCGCAACCCCGACCCGCTTGCCGGGTTCATCTTTGAAGAAGGAGACCCGTCATGTCCCTACAGAGTAATGTCAACGTAACCCTCCGCTACGGCGCGGAACAGACCTTCGGCACGTCCTCGAACGCCGCAGGCCAACTGCTGCGTCGTGTGCAATCCACCCTGCAGACGTCCAAAGACGCCTTCCAGTCCAACGAGGTCCGCAGCGACCAGCAAGTGTTCGACGCCCGGCACGGTACCCGCCGTGCTGGTGGCGCGATCAACGGCGAGTTGTCTCTGGCGACCTACGACGACTTCGTTGAGGCCGCTTTGCGTGGCTCTTGGACCACGGGCGTATCGCGCTCGCAGTCCGAGTTCACCAGCATCGCGGTGAGCAACGGCGCGTTTCAAGTCGGCGGCAGCACTTGGGCCGCACAAGGCTTCCGGGTGGGCGACGTCATTCGTCTGAGCGGCTTCACGCACGCCAACGTGGGTAAGAACTTCCGCATCGTCAGCCTCACCAACACGGCAGCGACGGTTTACCCCGCACCTGCGGCGATGACCTCGCAGACCACCTTCGGCGTTGCCGTCGCAGGCAAGAAGCTGCTGACTGGCACCGAGAAGCGCAGCTTCACCATCGAGCAGTCCTACCCTGACATCGACGTGAACGAGTTGTTCACAGGGATGCGCGTGGGCGAGGTCGGCATCAGCGTGCCGCCAGCAGGTATTGCCACCATCAACGTGGGCTTCCAAGGCAAGGACGGTGCGGTTGGCTCTGGCGCAGCAGCGCCTTACTTCGCCAGCCCCGCTTCCGAAACCACCACCGGGGTGCTGGCTGGCGTCAACGGCAACCTGCTGATTGACGGCACCGCATCGGCTGTTGTGACTGGTCTGGACTTTCAGATCAGCAACAACTTGTCGTCCAACCCCGTGGTTGGCGCGAACGTTGTGCCGGACATCTTCTACGGTCGCACCGTGATCACGGGCAACGTCTCCGCTTACTTGGAGAGCGAAACCCTGCTCAACGTGTTCTTGAACGAGACCGAGATCGCGATCGCCGCGACCTTGGAGGCCTCGGGCAACGACCCCAAGGACTTCTTGTCCTTCGCCTTCAACCGGGTGAAGTTCACAGGCGTCTCCAAGACCATCGGCCCCGATGGCGGTGTCGTCGCATCGTTCCCCTTCCAAGCGCTGCTCAAGAGCGGCGTGACGGGCTACGACAGCAGCACGCTGGTCGTTCAGCGTAGCAACGCCTGATGACCAAGAAACGGGCGTCGTCCTCACGGGCGGCGTCCGTCATTTCACTTTCCCAACCACCACTTGAAAGCACTGAGGCAAATATGGATTTCGATTTCGCAAGCGTAGACACCAAGACCCTGTCCGAGAAGGGCGTGCCCGTCACCATTCGTCGTCTCGACGGCCAGCCGCTGCTGGACCGCGACGGCAAAGAGGTGCAGATCACGCTGCTTGGGCCGGACTCAGCAAAGTATCGGGCGCTGACCCGCGAGAACGTGCGCAAGCGCCTTGAGCGCCGTGCGCAAGGTGCCGTCCCCCTGACCGTCGAGGAAGTCGACGAGGTCGAAAACGACAGCATTGAGATTCTTGCCGTCTGCACGGCGTCGTGGAGCGGCGTGAACACCCCACAGGGTGAGCCGATCGATTGCACCGTGGACAACGCCCGAAAGCTGTATCTGAACTACCCCGTCATTCGGGAGCAGGTTGATGCATTCATCGGCAACCGGGCAAATTTTATTCAGGCGTCGTCGAAGCGCTGATCGCGCACGCCCGGTTCCAGTTTGGCCTTACAAAGCGGTCGGGGGGCGCAGCGCTCTCCGATCACTACGCAGCGGTGGAGCGGCAGACGGGACGGAAGTTCCAAGCCCAACCGCCACCCATCCCGACCGAGTTGCGCTACCTCTGGTCGACCTTCCTTTCCCTCTCGCGTGCCCGGGGCAACAACGGCTTCGGGCCAAACCCGCTTTCGTTCACCGAGATCGAGGCGTGGTGCCGCTTGATGCACATCCGGCTCGACCCGTGGGAGGTGGATACGCTGCGTGCCATCGACGACGCCTTCCTTGAGGTAGCCGCAGAACAGAACTGAAACAGGAGCAGACATGAGCGACATCTTTGAACTTGGGTTCCGAATTGACACGAACCCGCTGCAGCAGGCCAAGACCGCCGCCGAGGGCGCTGCCGCCAGCGTGAGCAAGCTCGGGGATGCCGAACAGAAGCTCGCCAAGGACGCTGAGAAGGCCGCACAAGGCCTGAAAAACGCCAACGACGCCGCGAAAGGCACAGGGTCGGGGGCTGGTGCCGCCGCCGCTGAATTCGCCAAGCTGTCGGGCACCGTGAGCGTCAGCGCCAAGCAGCTTGAGGCGTTGGCAGGCATCCTTGGGTCAGGCATGAGCGGTGGAGGCCTTGGCGGGGCCATGACGGGCGTCACAACCGCCTTGCGAGGCTTTGCCACCGCCCTTGGCCCGGTGGGCGCTGCTGCCGTTGGTGGGGTTGCCGCCGTGACGGCATTAGGCGCGGCCTACTACGCCATGAGCAAGCCGCTGGCTGAAGCCGCCGACAACTTGCAGTTGATGGAGGCGCGGCTCAAAAACGCGCTTGGCTCGCAGTCTGCCGCCAAGCAGTCGCTCGACGTCCTCTACGCCGCAACCCAGAAAACGGGTCTTGGCTTCCAAGCCGCCGCCGAGTCGTTCAGCCGCTTGGCACGCAACGGCGAGGCCTTGGGGGCAACCAAAGACCAAATCCTGCAGTTGTCGGACACCATCCAGAAGCTCGGCGCGGTGTCTGGTGCCAGCCGAGGTGAGATTCAGTCCGGCATGATCCAGTTGTCGCAGGCGCTGGCCTCGGGCCGCTTGAACGG